CACCGTTCAAGTAAACCATAAGGGTACCTGAAACAGGTTGCGCTCCAAGAGACGCTGTAGTGTAAGGTGTTGGAACAGCCTTAGTAGCAAACATACCATGCGTAGGCACAGTACCGCTGATGTTGGATCCGTCAGCTCGTACAAAGACGTCCTTTCTGAATCCAACGCTTAAACGACCAGAGGTAAACACGAGGCCACCGTGGGCATCACTGTTGTTCTGGATAACGTCTGCATTTAGCTTAGCCTTAGTAACAGAAGTGTTCGCAAGCTTTGCTGTTGTAACATTAGCATCAAGAATTGCAGGAGTCAAAACAGAGCCAGTCTGTAGATTGTCCTGAGTAACAATTCCTGTACCGTTTAGCTTGTTCAAGAATATCTGGTGTGCCTGCATTGTAGAACCAGAGATAGTTGCACTCTCTCCAGTTGATGCAATATTACCAGCAGTTGTGAACCCGCCAGCAGTTACAGTTCCGACAGCGCCGATTGCGCCTGCGATAGAAGCTGACATAGCACTAATAAGTGAATATCTCTTAGTTGCTGAACCAAGAGCGACCTTATTATCATTCTGTGGTACAAGATCAGTAATCTGACCGCCCAAGAATGAAAGGTCATCTGCATTCGATGAACCAAGAATAACACCATTTGATGCTGTCAAACTGCTAAGCTGTAGGCCTCCAATGACTGCGTCATCTGCATTAAGATCGTGGGCGTTAACTGTAGCACCAGACACGTTTGTTGCCGTAAATCCACCTCTCAGTGCAAGGTGTCCTGCTTCGAGCCTCTTAGCCTGGATCAAAGAACCAGAAATAGAGCCTGTAACACCAAAGCGCATACCAGCTGTGCCGAGAGCAGCAATAGTAGCGCCACCAGACATGAAGCTTGCCCCTGCCTGTCCGTCAACATTGACGATCATAGAATTGCCAGTTAAGCCTCTTGACCCGAGAGTCATAGACATCAAAGGAGCAGAACCTGTTCCTTCAATACCAACTACGCCACCAACCTGAAAACCTGAGCCGACAAAGTTGCCTGCTTTAGAACCAGAAAGAGCCGCAATGATTAAGTTGTTCTTAACCTCTAGCGATTCTTTGGTGACAGTTCTAGAAACAATTGTATCAACGTCAAGAGTCCCAATCTTCGCCTGCGAAGCTGTAAGGATTGTTGAAACAACTGTATCAATGTTACCAGTGTCAATGTGAGCCTCTGCAAATTGCTTTGAAGAACTACCCAAATCAACTTGACTGTCGTTCTGTGGGACAAGATCAGTAATTAAACCACCCAAGAAAGAAAGGTCGTCAGCATTAGACGAACCGAGAAGAACACCGTTAGAAGCAGTGATGCTTGAAGCAACAACACCACCAACAGTGAAAGCATCTGCTGTCAAGGCTTGAGCGTTGATGGTCGAACCAGAAATAGTTCCACTGAAAGTACCCGATGTACCGTCAATATCGCTGCCTGCAATTCTGTCAACTGTTAGAAGTGCTGCCTGCATTGTAGAACCAGAAATGGTTCCTGCTGAAGTAACTCCACCAGCAGTTACAGTACCAACTACACCAACATTACCCGCGATGGACGCGGACATTGCACTGACAAGGCTGTATCTCTTTGATACCGAACCAAGAGCAACCTTGTTATCATTCTGCGGTACAAGATCTGTAATCTGACCACCCAAAAACGCTAAATCGTCTGCATTAGACGAGCCAAGAAGCACGCCATTTGAAGCAGTGATGCTTGAGGCGACGACGCCGCCAACAGTGAAAGCATCTGCTGTCAAGGCTTGAGCGTTGATGGTCGAACCAGAGATTGTATCAGAAACAGTTAGATTGTTTCCAATGCCAACATTGTCGCTGAAAGATCCAGACTCTGCGAAAACAGTGTTCCATGCTAGTGCACTTGTACCAAGGTCGTTAAGACCGTCTGTCTTTGGAACCAAACTTGAAATAAAACGGCCCGCGACGTTAACTTCATCACTTGAAGCGTCACCGAGCAAGACGTCACCAGACGCCGTAAGATTTGTAATAACAGATGCAGATAGGAAAGCCTTAAAGTGCTCCAACGGAACAGCTTTTGTGCTACCAGCTGCAAAGTCATAAATTGCTAAAAGATCATCTGGGCCTAATGAACCCGATGCCTTTTGTGCATTGGTTGCTTCACTAAAATTCAAGTGACCAATGCCAACGGAACCAGATGAGATATTATCTTTACTGATACCGCCTACTGCAATCAATTTAGATTGAATTTTAGTTCTTGCCATAATAGATGTACCTCCTCCGCTGCCACCGCCGCCGCCGGCATTTGACATGCCAGTAACAGAAAACAGTGCGCCACGGTTTGTTGTTGTTATTGTTACGTTACCACTATCACCATCAGTATCATTCGTTAAATTAACTGTACTGCTGCTACGAGTTGCAGTAATCCCAAGCTTAGATCCGTTAACCATCTCCTTGATAGCTTCAGCAATATTTGCTGTACTAAGGGCGGCATCCGAACCATCTATGGTACCACCTCTGAAGTAAACATCATTACCTCTGTAGTGCCCCCAATATTGAGGATTATCTGCTGCTTGTTGCGCTGTACCATGTCTTTGTATAGACATCACGGTTGACGTAGCATACTCTTCATAGCCCCAAGACATAGCCACTCTTTCTGTACTAGAAGAGAGCATAGAGTTCTCAGGATCCATCAAGGTAAGAGAACATGCGTTGCCCTTAAACCCTGCAGTCTCATACTGTAAGAGTAGACCTAAGTTTTCTGCACTAGTATACGTGTCATTGCCAACTGATGCGGACATCAAGTTACCGTTGACATCAATACCGGAAACGTCAACATTGATTAAGTTGCTTTGATAGGCGTGCTTAAAAGCACCAAAGAAAGACTGATGAGCCTTCCAAAGGTTTGTACCCAGAGAAACTACTCGAATGAAGTAATTTCTACTGCTTGCGCTTTCTCTATACAGCCAAAATCTAGGCGAACCTGAGCTGCCATATTTTGCAATAAGCACTGCACCTTGATTAGTGATAGCAGTTGCGTTAGACTGACCA